CCATTTGCAGTTTCCTTGATGTTGCCCCTTTAATATACTGTACCAGTTTGCTTGCTGACAAATGCGGCGGAACCGACACTAACATGTGGATGTGATCGGTTCCAACATGCCCTGCCATGATTTCCACTTCATTTCTTTGACAAATGGTTCGGATCAATTCTCTTGTCCGAACTGCTATTTTCCCTGCAATCACTGGTTTCCTATATTTCGTTATCCATACCAAATGATACTTGATATCATACGTGCAATGTGACGATTTTCTATAATTCTCCATATTCTTCACCTCACGTTTAGTATCTCAATTTTTCTTTTTTCTAAACTTGAGGTTATGGGGTTGACCTAAAGGTTTCGCCTAAAGGCGAGGGTTTTAACCCCATTATACAGACAATAAAAAATAGAAACCAAGATCAGGAACAGCGATTCTTTCAGAAGAAGGAAAAAGAAAACCTGATATTGGATTTGCTTTTATTCCGGAAAGGATAAGGCAGATCACTTCAAGCAAAAAACAAGGTGGGGGTCTGGAATGGGAAATCAGGCCGGGATATATTTACCGGAATTTATACCGGAATAAATACCGAGCGTTTTACCGGCATATAAGAAGGCAGGATTTTCAGGATCAGGCCAGGTGTACAGAGCAGACAAACAGGCTCATTCCGGCAGGTGTACAGGAGGAAGCATAAGATTATATGCTGTATAAAAAAGATGCGACACCATGCGACATTTGTATGTGATATAATGCTATTGTAGATGAATGCGCATGAGACAGTCAGGGCAGCAGGCCTGGCTGGGAGCGATGCAAAACGACAGGGACAGCGAAGCGGCTGTCCTTTTTGTTTTACCGAAGCGGATGATCCATGCATGGACGTGCTGCGTGACTGACAGTGCTGTGAGAGCGCCGTGCGATCATGTATGTGATCAGCATAAGTACAGTATCACAAGAGGGACATGGTGCAGAGTACCATGCATAATACACGCAAATGGCAGCAGGCCGGGGGCTAAGGTACTTCCTGGCACGTCGAGATATGCGGGTCGAGGAAGGCCCGGCTTTTGCCCGGATATAAACAAAAAATTTTCAGATATTTCGTTACGCAGACTCAGGAGGAGGCTTTTTAGAAGGAGATCAGCGGTATGGGAGAAGCAGACAAGAAGAAAAATCTTTATGAGCCGAGAGAGATTGCGCAGCTGTTTCATTTTTCCAGGCGAAGAGTTGAGCAGCTTACGGCCGACGGCGTAATTGATGCGGTGCTTGTAAAGGTGAAAGGAAGGGAAGTCAGACGGTACGATCTTGTGCCGACTGTAGAGAAATACGTTCAGTATCTTTCAGAGAAGGCATATGGAAAAGCAGGACGCTCGGAAAAGGCGTTGGGGCTGCAGGAGCAAAAGCTGGAAGCGGAGATCGCGTTGAAGGAGAGCCAGGGGGAACTGCACAGGCTTAAAACGCAGATTGCGGCCGGGGAATATATCTCAATTGAAGAGGTCAAGATTGATTACGCAAAATTTTTTCTTGTATTTAAGAAGTTTGCAATGTCCATTCCGGCCAGGATCTGCGGACTGGTATCCGGACAACTGGAGCCGATCGAGGCAAGGCGGATCGAAAAGGAGATGTCTGGTGAGATCGCAGCCCTTCTGAACTCATTCGTTGTGGCCGGGGTTGCCGAACCAAAAAAAGTAAAGGGGATCTTAGATGCCGAAAAGCAGAAAGTGGCGGAAGAAGTATCCGATTAGCCTATATCTGAAAGAAGCGCTGCGCCAGCTGCAGCCTCCGGAGGAACTGTCTGTATCGGAATGGGCGGAGAAATACCGGATCCTTGATTCCAAGGGCTCCGCTATGCCGGGACCATGGAGGAATGAAAAGACACCATATCTGAAAGAGATCATGAATGAGCTCGTGAACTACGAGACTGAAGAAATTATATTCTGTAAGTGTACGCAGATCGGCGGATCGGAAGCAATGAACAATATGATCGGCTATGTCATACAGCAGGATCCGTCCCCGGTCATGGTGGTTTATCCGACCGACAAGCTGGGGGAGAGTATTTCGGACAACCGGATCATTCCCATGATCAAGAGCAGCCCGTCCCTGAAAAAGCTGTTCCGGGAGTTCCGCTCCCAGAAGCTGGAACTGCAATTTGACGGTATGTATCTGACAATTGCAGGGAGCAATTCTCCCTCTTCGCTGGCATCCAAAGCGATCAAATATCTTTTTCTGGATGAAACGGACAAGTATCCGGGGGCAAGCAAAAAGGAGGCGGATCCGATCAGCCTTGCCAGAGAGCGTACCAAGACATTTGCAAACCGGAAGATCTATCTGACAAGCACCCCTACATTGAAGTCCGGGCATATATGGAAGGCCCTGGAAGGGGCAGATATAGAAAAACATTATTTTGTACCGTGCCCCCACTGCGGTGAAATGATCGAACTGAAATTCAAGCAGATCCGGTGGCCGGAGGGCGGAGAAGGGATCACGGCTTCGGACCGTGCGGATCAGGCGGTCTATGTATGCCAGGAATGCGGATGCGTGATCAGTGACCACCAGAAAGACAAGATGCTGCGGTACGGGGAATGGCGGACGGTCCGGAAGAATAATACATCCGGAAAAAAGATCGGCTTCTGGATCTCTACGCTGTACAGCCCGTTTGTCCGATTTTCAGAAATTGCTCTGGAATATATGAATTCTCTGGGAGATCCGGAGAAAATGCAGAACTTCACAAATAGCTGGCTGGCGGAGCCATGGGAGGATACCAGGCTGAAAACTTCCGCGGATACCGTGATGGAACGGCGCACGGAGATTCTGGAGTTTATCGTGCCGGAATGGGCCAGGATGCTGACCGGTGGAGTCGATGTCCAGGAAACCTGTATGTACTGGACCATCCGGGCATGGGGAAACTATATTACCAGCCAGAACATTGCCCATGGACAGGCAGCTTCATGGGCAGACATAGAGCGTGTCATGAACCTGGCGTATGCGATGGAGTGCGGGGATACATTGGTGGTTGCACTCTGCCTGATTGATTCCGGTTATGATGCGGACAGTACCTATGATTTCTGCGCCAGCAATTCAGACTGGGCGCTTCCCGTGAAGGGTTCATCCAATCCAATGATGAGTAACTTCAAGCTGTCCAAGATCAACCGGCAGGGGAGCAAGGCATACGGAATGAATCTTGTCCTGGTGGATGGAGACAAGTATAAGGATATGATCGCCGCCAGGATGAAAAAAGAGAATGGGCGGGGCTCCTGGATGGTGTATGCGTCCTGTGACCGGGAATATGCGGAACAGGTAACTGCGGAACACAAAGTAAATGAGAAGGTCGGAACAAAGACGATTCAGAGATGGAGACAGAAACGCAGTCATGCGGATAACCATTTCTTAGACTGTGAGGTATATGCGTTGGCTGCTGCTGATATGATGGGTGTGCGATCTATGCACCTGGATACTGCCGAGGAGCCTGCAGAGGCAAAGAAAAGCCGGGAAGAAACACAGTCGGAAGAGGAGGCATGGATCCGGACAAATGAGGATTGGATATAGGAGGGAGCGCTTATGGCAATGACAGCGGAGGAAAGGCTGAATGAAGTCGAGACAGCGATTACGAAGGTGCTGTGTGGCGGTCAGTCTTACCAGATAGGATCAAGGAAACTGACAAGGGCAGATCTTTCACTGCTCCGGCAGATGCAGAAAGAATTGCAGGCGGAGGTGGCAGCAGGGAGCGGCGCCGGACTGTTTGACGATACATATGTTGCCTTTTTTGAAGGGAGGTGATGACGTTGAGCTGGCTGGATAACGCAATTGCGTTCCTGTCTCCGGAATGGGGTGTAAAAAGGGCTGCATGGCGGTTCGCGTATCAGGAAATCAGAAACTATGACGCGGGGAACACCGGAAGGCTGAATGCGGGATGGAGTGTATCGAATGTTTCCGCGGAAATGACAGACCGGGCAAGCAGGGAATATGTCCGGGCAAGGGCCAGGGATCTGGAACGGAATTCGGACATGATGAACTCCATACTATGGGCAAGGAAACGGAACGTGATCGGCAGCGGATTTCAGCTCCAGGCAAAGACGTCAGGCGAAGACCTGAATACGGAATTGGAAAAGCTGTGGAAAAAATGGTGCAAAGCAAGGAACTGCGATGTGACAGGGACGCAGAGCCTGAATCAGATTCTCCGTATGGCAGTTGTAAGGAAGCATGTGGATGGAGGGATCCTCTTTGTGAAACGCTATACCAGGGACGGCATGATACCGTTCTCTTTACAGATGATCGAGGTGGACGAACTGGACACCATGCATGTGATACCGGGAAACCCGAAGCATAAAGTGGTGGGAGGAATTGAGTATAACGAGTATAACCGCCCGGTGGGCTACTGGATCCGGCAATATCAGATTGATGGGATCTCCATTGCGGAGCCCGTGTATGTGAAGGCGGATGATGTTCTGTTTTACCATTCGAAAAGGCGGCCTTCCCAGATTCGGGAAATGTCAGATATGGCGCATACGATCACCAGGATCCGGGACGTGAATGAGTTTGTGACAGCGGTATCGGTCAAACAGCGGATCGAGGCGTGCCTTGCCGTATTCATCAAAAAAGCGCTTCCTGTGTCAGGAATCGGGAGGACAAATACACCTGCACATGACAGCAGGGTGGAATACGATGGAAAACGTCTTTCACCAGGTATGATACAGGAGATGAATGCGGGGGACGAGATTGAAGTCGTGAATCCGACCGGACAGTCTGCGGATGCTACATCCTTCGTAAAGCTGCACCAGAAGATGATAGGAGCCGGACAAGGGCTTTCCTATGAGGCAACGAGCCGTGACATGTCGGAGACAAATTATTCTTCCGCAAGGCAGGGAGCCATCGAGGATGAACTGACTTTCATGGAAGAGGAGGAGCAGATCCTTTCCATACTGGATGAGATTTATGAGACTTTTGTGATTTCCTGCGTACTTGCCGGTCTGGTATCGATTCCGAACTTTTGGGAAAACAAAGAGGACTATCTGTCCCATGAGTGGATCAAGATGCCTAAAAAGTGGATCGATCCTCTGAAAGAGGCAAACGCCACAAAGACTGCCTTGAATTTCGGTATTAAAACCTATAAGCAGATCGCGGCAGAGAACGGTACGGATTGGAGAACACAGATTGATGATATGGCGGAGGTGTTGGAATATGCGTCAGAAAAAGGAATGGATTTAGGAGGTGTGCTGTTTGACGGGAAACTTAAAGGAGAAAAGGAAGGATCGGATGAAGAGCAGGAGGAGCAGGAATCCGACTCTGCAGCAGGCGAAAATCCCGGTGCAGGCGATCCGGATGCTGCGGACACAGACGGAGCAGATGGAAACCAGGGAGAAGGATAAAGGAATCCGGGAGCTGACCGGCACGATCCGCACAATGGAAGGAGAAGGCAAGGAACGGACATTCCAGCTTTCATTTTCATCAGAGGAGCCTTATGACAGATGGTTTGGGACGGAGATCCTGGATCATTCGCAAGGCTGTATCAACATGGAGCGCCTGAGTACGATCGGGGTTGTACTGTA